TGATCGTATTAGCATTTTCATTGATAATGTTATTGCCGCTTTGATCCTGGATCGTGTCTACTTTTAATATAGATGCCATTATTCGTTTCCTCCGTTATCTATAACCGTGTTTCCCTCTTGAATCCACTCTTGTATTGCTTGGTAATCTGTGTTTGCTGGGTCTAGGGGTACTGACATTTTTTTACCATCTTGTAAAATACAAAGATAATAAAGAAATTCATTATTTAGATATATTTTTTCTACACTATTAAACATTATAACTCCGCACTATATAATATAAAATCTGATGTTGTTGCACATTTAACTACTGAACTAGCAGCAGTAACTCCATGTGATGTTTTATTTCCTTGTAACCACCAACTTTGTAAACAACTTCCTGTTCCAAAACCCCAAGTCCAACCAGTATAATCTGTATTTAATCTATGAACAATAACATCACCATTTTCGGTAAGGCTTGGTGTTGTTCTCATTGGTACTGGTGGAGATACTAAGCCAAAAGCTAAATAGTTTGCATCATTATATCCACCTTGTCCATGTAAATATTGATTTGTTATTTCACCACCATGTTTCCAACAATATCTTAAACATCTTCTTAAATTCACATCATAAGGCAAGAACTCAAAATCAGATGCAGTTGTTCCAGCTTCTAATTGTACACCTGTAATATATAATTCTGTGTTAGTAACTGCAAAATTAGTTTGACCTACTGCTCTATTAGCATTTGTATTAGAGTTCCAAGATGTATTTAAAGTTCCTGAATTAAAGTTTGAACCTGCACTTATCCAAAAAATTAAATACAAACTAGCACCATTATCATTATTAAATGTTCCAGTTGTATCTCCATCATAAGTAATTGTGTACTTAGTCCAAGATGTTGTTAAAGAAATTTGTTTAGATATTTGTCTTGAATTATCTGTATCAAATAATTCAACTGTCATTGTTCCTGTGGTAGTTGCAGATTTACCCCAGAATGATAGAGTTAAACTTTCAGCATTTGCAGTTCCTTTTTTTAAATACTGTAAATTTTGACCTTCTAATCTTGTATGTAAATAAGTTTGTGTTCCAGCACTTGTTGAGGCACCTGTAGTACAAGTCATCTTATGAGATTTTGCAAAACCTTCACCAGATGGAACATCTGTTGATTGATCAATAGACCAAGTTCCTAAATTTATACTGTGATTCCATCTATCAGTTGTGTAATAACCATCTGCTGTTTTTCCAGTAACAGCAGTTGATCTTTGAGCAATACTCATATCACCATTGATGATGATGTTTTTAGATCCAACGGTATTTAAAGAAACATAAGTACCTGTTCTTGGACTTACTTTATCTACTTTTAATTCACTCATTATACAATTACCAAGGTTCCTGTTACCGTCACTGTTTCTGAAAATGTTACTGGACCTGCAAGGACTGCAGATTCAATAGTTATCGTTTTATCAATAGTCTCTGCATGAGTATAAATATCTTCTGCACCTGGTTTGTTACCAATGTAAGTTGTAGTATATAAACTATCCATTTATTCTCCTTATGCACTTATTGAATCAACAACGCTCACATATACATCCGCTGATGTTGCAGTATCTGATTGTACTTTTAATACATCCGTATTCTGCATTACAAATTTAGCACCTCCTGTTACAAGCTCTACTGAACTTGCTGGTGGTATACTTAAATCTTTTGCAATGTATCTGTCAGTTGATCCTGATACAGCAACCCAAACATCAATAGCAATCGCTGCAGCTGTTGTGTTAGTAACTCTTACTCCAATCACAGCATCATTTGAATCTGCTGTAAATATTGTTGTAGCACTATTGGTTGCTTCTGCGCTATATCTTGTAAAATCTTGTGCCATATTTTATTCTCCTTAGAGGGCTATTGCCATGGCAACGGCAAATCCGTTACTGGCAACACCTGATAAATTATTACTATACTCTACAATATCAGTTCCATCAGAATATACAAGTTTAATTGACTTATCTGTGGCTGCAAAAGTAGGCCCTGTTCCAGAGGTTGTTTTCACCGTCACGGTAAAAGCTCCACTAGTTGCATTTTCAATAATATAGGTTTTTTCAATAGAGTCAGGAACAATGACATCAACATTTGCAGTAATCGTTCCCGTTAATTTTAAAACTTGATTTTTACCATTGGATAAAGCACCGTTTGAAAAAGTTAATGTAGCACCGGTTGTTGGATTTAAAGCAACGGCGTCGTAACCCCCGATTGCTTGTTCTAGAATAAGTAAATTGGTATTTGTAATCTGGCCCCAGGTTCCCGAATTTTCTCCGGTTGCCTGTACCGTTAATTTTAAACTTGCTGATGTAGTATTTGGCATATTTTATATTCCTTAAATTATTTGATATTAATAAATTTAGACATTACTGTCAAGCAACCTCTTTCCATGGAGAGGCTGTACCAGTATCGACTTCTACCCAGCTACTAGTTGTGCCAGTATTGACATTGGTATAAGTCGTTGTTGAGCCAGTATTTACTGGGTTCCAAATAACGAATTTAAATGTTCCCTCTGCAACTGTCAAATTAATTCCAGTTACAAAAACATCTGCATTTCCGGTAACTTGTACATTATTTTCTTGAACGGTTAAATCTTGACCTGTTACATTTACATTAGCATTCGCTGTAATAGTAACATTTCCTTCTGCAGCAGTTAATCCTTGACCGGTTATATTGACATTTGCATCTCCAGTGACATCTGGAACATTATCTTGAACTGTTAAATCTTGACCGGTTACAGTAACATCAGCATTTGCAGTGACGGTTACACTATTTAAATTAGCAGATAACAGTTCACCTGTGATATTAACATTTGCATCTGCAGTGACAGTCGGAGTATTTTCTTGAAGTGTTAATTCTTGACCCGTTAGATTAACGTTTGCATCTGCAGTAACAGATACATTATCTAAGTTTGCGGATAATAATTGTCCGGTTGCATTTACATTTGCATCTGCTGTAACAGTTACACTATTTAAATCTGCAGATAATAATTCTCCAGTTAAATCTACATTAGCAGTTCCAGTAACAGTGACATTATCTAAATTAGCAGATAAGAGTTCACCAGTTACATTTACATTTGCGTCTGCAGTAACCGTTACATTATCTAAATTAGTAGATAATAATTGTCCAGTTACATTAACATTTGCATCTGCGTTAACAGTAACATTGTCAAGATTAGTAGTTAGAGATTGTCCGGTAAGATTTACGGATACATCAACTTGGCCGATGCCCCAAGCACCTGTGCCCCAAGTATAATTACCATTCCATCCTGCCACTTAAAACCTCCTTGTTAGCCGGAGATTCTTAATATAGCTGCCGATGTAATGAATGCTGGAAAAATAATTGTGAAAGTTCCGTCTGTGCTAACTTTATCAGATGTAAAATCTAAAACTGCGACTGCTTTATTAGAAGCAGAAGTATTGTAGATTAATGCTCCTCTTGCAGTGATCGTTGCACCTGTAAATGATAAATCATTAAAATCAACAATCGCAACACCTGATGCAATGGATGTACTTGGATTTGGTTGTACCAATGCCCCACCACCTGCAGTGTAGGTTCCTGAATCACCAACTTGACCTGTAGTTGTATATGAAGTCGTTGCTGAGTTTAAAGTAGCTGAAGAACTATAAAGAGCCAACTTAAATTTATCTCCTCCAAATTGGAATTCATGTTGACCTTCTAACAATTCTTTTTTAAAAGAATTTGCAATCGCTTGTGTTATAGCCATAGTTTATCTCCTTATTTTCCTCCGACTCGAGGAACACCTGATTGATATTCGTCTCGTCTTCGTCTTCCCATTTGTTCAATTGAGAAGCCTTCTACCACTTGTTTATACTTTCCTTCATATAATTGCAAGAGATCATTTGGCCCCTTTAGAAAACTAAATGCTTCAACTAAGCATGCATACAAAAGTCCGTTGGGAAAATACTTACTTAAGTATGTTGTTGTATTTGTACTCGATAAACCTGGATCTTTCAAGATATAATTTAATTGAATTTCATAAGTTGAGCTAGGTGTAGGAGCCAAAACAATAGTATCTTTGTCCCACATACCGTAGTATTTAGGCTCTCCGGTAACTCCAGTAGAGTTATATTCTGACATAAAACTGGTATCTCTATATTCTAAAAAATTCCTAG